GCTTTCCTGATAAATCCCGGTCAATGTCAATGGCACGAACCCAGCCTTCGCCATCTGGATTATGGTCAGACTTACGAGCTGAGTGCCGACTATCACCGATCCAGCCATCTGAGGTGCGGTCACGATCGCCGAAACAATCATCGAACTGTTCTCGAAGTTGTTGCCCTGCCTTGCATAATTTAGGTTTCATCCAAGTATGAGAGCAACTTCTTCGGCCGTAATTCCAAGTCTGTTTAGAATTGCGGCTCTTTCATTTTCTCTTGCTTGATCCTGATCCGCTTTCCAAGCATCGACTTTGTTAAATCCATCTAGGAATTCTTTCTTAGAAAGTGGCGTAACACCTTCATCATATTGAATAGAATCAAAATCATCGCCAGTAATTACCCAGCCGCCTGTTGGAATCAACATTAAAAGAACATCTGAACCTTTAGCCATATTATGCACCGATTTCCATAAGGGTTAGAGTTGAAACTGAGTTAGTTGCGCTAGTCGAGTAATTTTGGACATAAACCACGCTTGTATTCTGATTTGAACAGAATTGGGTCTTATAAGTTGTTGCTGAGGTTGTTGCTGGAGAATCTAGATAAGAACTAGTGACTGAGCCGATATTGTTGAAAGTCGTAGTGTTTGTATATGCGATAATATCGCTCATTTGCAAGATATCGCTTGCACCGCGTAAAAGTTTTAAGTGCATTCTGGTTGATCCAGATTTAGAAACACCCATTTGAGACACGATTACGAGAATTTTGCTCGTGGCTGAAGTTGGGGTTATTGTTGCGGTTAATCCTGTGTCAACAAAAGTATTAGTGCTAGAAGCAACTTCTGTCGCGTAAGTTGCATTTACTACCTGTAAAACTTTACCGCCGCCGGCAGGGGTAGCCCATTTTAATCCAGTTGCTGTTGTTGAATCAGCAGTTAGAACTTGACCATTAGTGCCTACTGCTAAGCGCGCTGGCGTATCCGCAGCAGTTGCGGAGATTAAATCGCCTTTAGCATCCACGATCGCATTCTGAATCGCGTTTGAATCATCCTGAGCAACCCATGAATAATCTAAATCTGTGTTAGAAGCCTTAGCTAGGACTTGACCAGTTGTGCCGCCTTTGAGATCGACCAATGCTGTATCTATATCTTGACCAAGAGCAGCGATGGCTGTAGCGCCATCCTTTACTAAGTCTGTCGATTGGGGAATGTCCCAGCCGAAGTTGGTTGTTGTTGTTGCCATTAGGCTACGACTCCTATCGCGTTGATCCATGTAAGGGTTGGACTTAGAGTGTTCCAAGTCTCTGCTGCATTTACCTGCTCCCATTTTACCGCAACTTGGGAGAAGTTTATTGGAGAAGCGTTAAAAGTAACGCTCAGGTTGTTTAGGCTTGCTCGAAATGTCCAGCCTTCGATATAGCCTTGGAATTCACCATTCGTGATATTGCCGGGCAAGTTCTGAATCCAGACGGGTTGACCGATAAAGATATTGATTAAAGCATCTCGATCGGAATCATCGATTTCAGGATTACCTAGAACAAAAGTTATGGATTGGAACTTAGGATAAGGATTGGCTCGAAGCTCGATGTAGCGATCGGCCAAGGCTTCTGCATCAGCAGTATGTTTAATCCTAGAAGTAAATTCTTCAGCATATACACCGTAAAGGCTCTGGCTAATTGGATCAGTAGCGGTATACGTCTGATTGGCGTTGTTATCGTAATTAATAGTAAAACTGTTACGAAGATCGCCTGCTCGAGTAGTAGCCGATAAACCTAAACCGTTGGCATGGTTGGCATCTAAGGTTGTGTATCCGTTAGCCGCTAAATAGTCTTGGCGGTGTGTTTGGTCTGCATAACCGATATTGCCATTTGAATCCTCATAGATAACGCCGAAGGCCGAGTTCGCGATATCTGCACACAATGAATAAAGATCGGTGTTATTAGATGATCGAGCAATCAAGGTATAATCCCCTGGTCGATCAATTTCGCCTAACCCTAGATTTACCGCATCATTCCAAGTCTCGGTCGGGTCATAATTTGCCCAAGTCTGGGCTGCTGGCACTTCATTCCATTGACCGAGCAAATACCCTGAAAGAAGGGTGTAAATCTGATCTCCGTCTTGATCTTGGCTTAAAACTCCAGCATCGATAATTCGAGGCAGTTTAGATAAGGCTCCAAGAGCGGTAATAGTGGCAACGGTTGTATAACCGATATTGCCTGCTCGATTAACTCCAATAGTAAAATCTGAGATATAACCGCCGAAGATCGGGACATAAGCACCAACCGAATTGGTTACTTCTACTGCTAACCCGGTGCCAACTGTAAAGTCGTAACTTGAATTGTCTAAGTTCATCAACTGCAACTGGCAATAGCCTGCTAGTGGCTGAGTATTAATATCGGTGCGGCCAGATGTTATGACCAGATTAGCAATAGTTACATCTGTTGCTTCAAGGCCATCGATTAAGACTTTATAGGCTGGGGTATAAGCGGTCATTAAAAGAAGGCTGCGCTTCCTAGGGTTCCTCGAGCTGAGGAATCATTGAGAATGCTTACGATCTGGCGAGCGGTTGATTCGCTGTCGATCGCGCCATTTACTGTGATGTTTGTGTTTCCACCGCTTACATAGCGATAAGCCGCTATTGGCTCATTAGGCATCGGTGGCGTTGGTGCAGCCATTGGAGCGGCTGGAGAAGATGCACCAGTTTCGAAGGATGCGTTATTAAATGGATTTAAGGCTGATCCGATTTGCTTTGATATTTCGATTACTCGCTTGATCTTGTTGTAAAGATCGTCAAAGAATGAAACTACCCGAGCCAAGCCATCTATTAAGCCGCCTATCGCTGCTCCCACGATTTCAAATGCTTTGCCTAAAGTCTTGCCCAAGATTGGGGCTAATACATCGCGAGAGAACTCAGCAACATTTTTAAATAGATTAATAAGCGGCTTTAATTCTTCGCTGTTATCGTTGAGTGAATTCCTTACTGAATTAAACGCTGATCGAAGGCCATTGATAATTGGGTTTAAGAATTCCATGACCGGGCGAAGCTTGTCTCCAAGATTGCTCGTAAAGTCTGCGATCGCTGGGATTACCTTATTAACGATCACATCGACCATTGGAGTTATGGCATCAAGGATGTAAGAACCTACGGTTTCCTTGCCTTCATCGAATGCGATCTGAAGTCGAGTTAACTTGCCTTGAAATGTATCTGCCTTAGCGGCGGCTTGGTTCTCAAAAGTATCTGCTAACTTTGCTGTTATTTGATCCATGCTCATGGTCTTGAGTTGAGCGGATGTAAGTCCGATGCCTAACTTCCCAAGGGCTGCCGTATTGCCTTCGGCTGCCTTGGCCATGGCGTTAGTAACGGCTTCTAGAGATTTGCCTGAACCTGCTGCAACATCGATGGCAACTGTCTGTAATTTCTGAGCCTTTTCAACATCTCCAGTTGCTCGGGCTAAGCGCTCTAAGGATGGTCTTAATTCATCATCGGTAACGCCGAATGCCAGAGAAGTCTGGGTTATGTAATCTTCAGTAGCAGCAATCTGATCTTCAGTAGCGCCAGTTACATTCTTGAGAGTAAGGGCTAACTTTTCTTGAGCGGCTGCATCTGCGATGGCTGATTTAACGCCATCGATGGCTAACTTGCCTGCATAGGCTACGGCTGCTGCTCCTGCGGCTGCGAATGCTAATCCAGCCTTCTTTCCGAAGTCTGAAACTTTATCGCCGAAAGACATAACATCTTTATCGGCCTTATCAAGATTCTTAGTGAAGTTATCGACATCAGCAAGAAGCTTGAGCGTTAACGCCCTTGTACCTGTTGCCATTAGCCCCACTCCTTCAAAATCTTAGTAAACGATTCTGTCCATCTAGCCACGATTTGCGGTTGAATCTTGCGAAGCGTTGGATAGATGAACCAGCCCTTTGAGCCTCGACCTTCTCGGCCTGACCAGACAGGAAACTGTCTAAACTTATTGGATCCGAATTCAGTACCGCCCCAGATATCCTTAGTGGTTGCTCCACCTGAGA